AAAGTGGTTCTACTCTTACATTAGGAGGACCAGGAACTGCTGTAACTTTAGGAGCTGGTGCAACTCAAACAGGATTTGGTCGTACAGGAACTGTAGACTGGTGCACAACTGCCAAGACTTCACCTTTAACAGTAGTTTCAGGAAAAGGATATTTTATAAATACGACAAGTGGAGGAATTACAGTTACATTACCAGCTAGTCCTTCAGGAGGTGATATAGTAGCATTTAAAGACTATGCAAACACTTTTGATACCAACAAGCTTACAATAAATAGAAATGGATCTAAAATTAATGGAGCTTGTGCAAATGCAGAATTAACAACAGAATCACAATCAGTAACTTTAATTTATGTTGATGGCACAAAAGGTTGGCAAGATGTTCACGATTCAACTTCTAATGTTACAGGTAACCCTGGTTACACAGTAGCAACTGGTGGAACTGAAACAAATTCTCCTTGTGGAAATTTTAAAATTCATACATTTACTTCTGATGGACCTTTTAATGTAACAAACGTAGGAACACCATCAGGAGGAACAAATAAAGTTTCTTATATGGTTGTAGCTGGTGGTGGCGGTGGTGGTTCATATTATGG